CGCCACGACCGTGACCAAGCACGCCGCGCCGTCCATTGCAGAATCCGACGAACTGCCCTTCTGATGACCGACCGCATTCAAATCCTTCGCGAGCGCATCGATGTTTTGCGCAATCGACCTGAGCCAACCACGCCGTATGACCTTACCGAACACGCACGGCTAATGAACTGCACGGTTGACGAAGCAAAAGCCTATTTCACGGCCGCCCACCAGGCCGAAATTTATCGAAGGCATCGATTGATCGAACTGCTCGAAGCCGACCTCGCTCAACTCACCAAGCCGTACGTGGCCCCGCTGCCAAAACCCACCAAACCCCGCCGAAAATGATAAATAACGAACTGCTTAAACGCCGCCTCGATTTTCTCGAAAGCTATCCGAAGCCCATGCCTCCGACGAAAGAAAGTGTTGCCGAATACGCCCGCCAGTGCGGTATTTCAAAAAGTGAGGCATGGCACATCCTTCGTGTTCAATACGCCAAAGAACGCGTTTCGGACGCATTTTGGATTGATTCTATTAAACAACAATTGCTTCGCCAATGATCCTGATCGGCCTTGACCCCGCGTTTCGCGAAAACGGCTTTGCCGCCGCGATTTACGACCCGTCCGACCGTGACGAGCCGCTGCGCTTTATTGTTTTCCACGACACGGTGTCTTTCATTGGATGGGCGCAAAACGACGCTCCCGACCGTGCCTTCGTGTTCGTGGAGAACTCCAACCTTGACGCTGCCGTGTACCACCTGACGCCGCGAATGAACGCCCGTCAAGCCGCTGCCATTGGCGTGGCCGTCGGCAAAAACCAAGCGGTGAGCCAGCTCGCGGTCGATCTGCTTCGCCGCAAGTACGGCAAAGAGTACGTGGCCGAAATTGCGCCGAACAAGAAAGGCGGCAAGGTGTACGCCCGGGCCGTCGCGATGGTGGACGTGCTCGAGCTGACCAAGGCAAAGCCGACCGACCGCGTGGCCAAAGCGCTGAAATCCGAAGACTGCCGCTCGGCCTTGATGATGCTGATGCGGGCCAAAAGCCAGTGGCGGCTTCGCGAAATGATTTACAAATACTAATTTTTTTCTTCAACCCCAAACATGAAATTTTATGCCAAAGAACAATCATTACACCCTGTCTTTTCAGGACGCAAAAAAAATCGTTCACTCGTATGGCCTCAAAAGCCATACAGAGTATAGCAGATTTATGAACAGCAGCAAAAGGCCTGTGAATTTACCAAAGGCCCCACATTACATTTACAAAGACCAATGGGTGAGCTGGCCCGACTTTTTAGGCGTTAAACAAATGCAAAAGCCGATTAAGTCAAAAGCAAAAAAAAACTATAACATTAAAGGCACAGCAAAAGCATTTTTGCCTTATGAGAAAGCAAAGGAAATAATCCAAAGTTACAAATTCAAAAGCCACAAAGAATATAAACTTTGGAGCAAAACTAAACGGCCCTCAAACATTCCGGGCCAACCAGACGAATTTTACATAAATCAATTTGAAGGTTGGGGTGTGTATTTTGGACGGCATCAAGATCAGGTGGCTCAACAAATGCCCGATTTGTTTGTGGAAGCGCCAACAACAGCACAAAGCGAACAAGTGCAACTTGAACCAGCGCCAGCATCCGAACAGGTTGAAACAACTATTTGCTCACCTGAACATCAAGCTCAACAGCCGTCCGATCTTTTGCGTTTTGTGCAGGCCTATCAAACAATGGCCCAAGCTCACGCCCAATTGCTCAGCTTATTTGCCGAAATGATCAAAACCAAAATATAATAATTACAATTTAAAAACCCAAATCATGCAGTACCTTATCGATCTTCAGCTGGTTCGCGAATTTGCAACGCTTACCAAAGAATTGCGTTTAGCAAAGGAGGGCGCACATCCTGTAGAGGGATTTATCCATCTGAGCGCTTACGAAAAAATGCAAGTGCGCCATCGTTATCTTGCCGGCGTGTATTTCGATTTGCATTTGCAAGTTAAATGCCCTCTAATTGAAAATAGTGATGAATGCCATTTTAAAGCAACAAACGAAATTGAACCAGACAATGATGAAAATTGGACTTTGCTGAATTGCGGAGTTTTTTTACCGTTAATTGAAAACCAAAGTTTTGACAATGACTTTGGCCGTCCGGTCAATTATGGTTGGGATTGGGCTGATATGACTTTTGACTTGATTTTTCAAAAGTATGCTTTGGCTATGCCTAAAACAGATTTGATATTGCGACGTTTTGAAGACGAAAGCGCATTACCTGTAAAGCTCGTGTCCAATCTTGACCAAGATAACTATCCGCGCATTGTTGTCGACTGATACAATGTATCGCGTATCTTTGTAACACATTCCCGCCGTGGACAAAAAAACATACCGAAACAAACAAGACACTATTTTTGTCATTATACCGCCGTGGGTGAAGTCTCGCGGCGGTTTTTTTCAAACGAGGCTGACATCGGAGTTGGTAACGGCTTTTTTATGGGTGCCTAAATCCAAGCGGGTTCGACTCCCGCCGCCTCACAAATAGCGCGTTATGGAGCTTACAAATCTAACAGTCAATAAAAGAGAGTTTTTAGAAGCTCTCAAGCGTTGTGCAGGCAATGTATCCGAGGCCATGAGGCAGGTCCACATAAGCCGAACAACGCACTATGAGTGGCTGAATACCGACCCCGATTACGCCGCCGCAGTGGATGCGATTAAGGAAAGCCTAATCGACCGGGCGGAGAGCGCACTGCAGACCCTGATAACCGACGGCAACGTGCCCGCCGTCCTGTTTTTCCTCAAAACGCAGGGCAAAAAGCGCGGTTATATCGAGAGAACCGAGACAGACGTCACCAGCGGAGGGCAGCCTCTCCAAATCGTGACCAAGGTCATCAACAACACCCCGTTGGACAGTGACGAATGAGCAAGTCGCGGGGCCGATCTACCTATGGGCGCTCGAACGTGCCGAGCGCACCATAACGGCGCCCGACGGAAAAGTGCCCGTGTTCATTTTGCAGGGCGGCACAAGCTCGGGAAAGACGTACAGCACCCTGCAATGCCTGTTCACGTTGGCCGCCAAATACGGGCGAATGTCGAACGAACCGACGATCATCACCGTGGTGGGGCAGGACGTGCCGAACCTGAAACGTGGGGCGATTACCGACGCTGCCAACATCGCGGTCAATTTTGAGCCAGTCATCAAGTCGTACAACAAGACCGATAAGACCTACGAGTTTACCAACGGTGCAAAGATCGAGTTCGTGAGCTATGAAACCTGGCAGGACGCCAAAGCGGGAAAGCGGCATATCCTCTTCGTGAACGAGGCCAACGGCATACGGCACGAGGTCTTTGAACAACTGTTTATCCGCACCAAGGTAGCGGCGTTTGTGGATTACAACCCCGACGCCGAATTTTGGGTGCATACGATCTATAAAGCGGAGGCGGTGCGCAACGGCAACTTCTGCCGATCCACATACAAGCACAACCCGTTCCTTCCCGCCGCGCTGGTCGCATCCATCGAAGCGAAGCGCAACAACCCCGAATGGTGGAGGGTGTACGGCGAGGGCCGAACAGGAAAAACCGAGGGCCTGATCTACAAACGTGCCGAGCCGTGGGACGTGTTCCCCGAGGATGTGACGCGGTTTGGCTATGGTCTTGACTTCGGCTATTCCGAGCCACTGGCACTTGTCAAGTGCGGCTTGACAGCTGAAACGATCTATGCGCAGGAGATCGCCTACGTGTCGGGGCTGACGCCACGCAAAATTGTTGAACTGTTCGAGGAGCACGCCGTCCCAAAAGTGGCCCCCGTTTGGGCCGACGGTGCACGACCCGAGATCATCGCCGAAATGCGAAGGGCAGGCTACAACATCCGACCCGCGACAAAGGGCCCCGAGAGCGTCCTGAATGGCATTATGCTGCTCAACGAATACCCGATGCGGTTGATCGGCGCTAATCTGAACAAGGAAGCCCGAGCGTACAAGTGGCAGACCCACGCTGCCGACGGTCGGATGCTGCAAAAGCCCGCGCAATCGGACGACCACGCCCTCGACGCCCTTCGATATTGGGGCGTTATGAATTTAGGGCGCAAGCAAAGCGGACGAATTATATCTTTGTGACCTTAAAATTTTTACATTCACACCTAAATTTCAACGTTATGAGCACCCTCAAGCACTTGGACGCCGTCCAAAACTTCAAAACCGCACTTGACGCCATGGTGGCCGAGGGCGAGATCCGCGCCGAGTATGGCAACCAGATCCTGCGCCTTATGCGTTCAGGCCTCACGGGCTATGCACATGCCTGCGGATTTGCAGGTGGATTCGATTACGTTCAGCGCATGGGCAAGCGCCCGAGCTTGACACGCCGTGAAGTGGAGGCGCAACTGGCCGCCAACCCGACGCCGACCGTGCAAAAAAAAAGTGTGGAACATGTGGGGGGCGTTAGCCCGACGATAGAGGTGCCCGTCACCAGTGGCCCCGACTTCTACGCTGAACGTTTGGTCAGCAAGTACGGCCCAGGAGCAGCGGACGCATTGTCCGAGGTGCCGACCTACACGCTCGAAAGCATCGCCGAACAGTGCGGTGTAACCGATTGGGACAACCTGAACATTTCGCAGGCCGAGGCGGTGCGCACGCTGGCGAAAAACCTCGGCGTATCGTTCGGCCCTGCCTCCAAACCCGCGACGATCGCCGCCAAAATCGTGGAGGCCTACGCATGAACACTCTTAAAGCCGTAGGCACCAATGGTGAGGTGCTCACCTTCAACATCCCGAGCGAGGCGCACGAGATCGCAATCGGCCCGTTTTTTGAGACGCACATCGCGTTCCACGGTCTTCGGGCCGCGTTGATGGCCGAGGCCGAGGGCAAAGCTGGCCCCGTGCCGTTGGGCGCCCACATCGCCAATCTCGCTTGGACGCTCCGACATTACACCGAGGGAAACAACCCTTTGGAACTGAAACTCACAGGCACGTCACAGGAGGAGGTCGCCACCATGCTGATGGGATGCGCCGAGGCTATCGCCAACTGCCTTGCTCGTCACACACCCAAGGCACCTGAGAACGAATTCGAGTTTAACGGCCGCAAATGGTACCTGTGTCAACAGGCGGTGAACTACAAAAACAAGCATGGCGACGGGTTTTCCGTCAAACAGGTGGCCCAAGGCATGCTTTTGGAGGAGTACTTCAACAACTTTCTTGAACACCGCCTTGCAAAGGAGGTCGAAAAAGTCATCGAGGCCCGCGCCGCTGTGTCGGCGTCCGAGCTATTTATGACCCCGACGCGCATCTTTTTGGCGCAAATGGGCCTGTTTTTGCGCACGTCGCCCGATGAGGAGTTGCCCAAGACCCAAGAGGCGTTTGACAACTGGCACGCCGCCCGCATTTCTGAGCTGGAGCAGATGCCTTTGTCCGTCGCTGCCGACATCCGCAACTTTTTTTTTCTTACCTCAACGCCCTCCGCGACGATCCAATCTTCGCCAACTGGTTCAACCCACCCCGACCGCCCCACTTCAAAGAAAACACCGACCAAATCAAAATCCGCGCCTACCGCGAAAGGCACGAAGAAGGAAAAGGTCGGGAGCTTGCCATATACGGCCGCCTTTGGAAAACTGGGGCGTTCCAAACGTGGGAAATGATGTTGTGGTCGCCGTTTTTTGACGCAATCCAAATCGCAATCGCTACCGAATACCCATGACCATTATTGACATCTATCGGGCGTTTGCCCTTGCCGTTGAGAACGCGCCGTACGTGCTCGAATTACAGCACCTGCGGCCAAACACATTCGCCACGGTCAACTTTTACAGCGAACTGCAATCGAATAACGGTGGCAAAACACAGGTCGATGCGGAGGCTGGCACGTTCTTCTGCCGTCCGTACGCGGAGAGCGGATACAGCGACAAAGAGCTGAATTTGGAGCACCCGCTGGTGTTGATGGAAGTCACGCAAGGCACAGGCACCATAGCGCAATATCGTCTATCGTTTTCGATTTCGGTTTTGGACGTAATCCTGCCGTACGATCAAACGACCCAAATGGCCCCGCGCACGGTTGACCAGATCGTTTCGGACTGCATTCAGATAGGCCTGAACACAATCAACTATGCCCGCGCAACGGTTATCAACGGCGTACCGTTGAGCCGCTACATACCGCCTTTCTCGGCGATGACGACGCGGCCGTTAACGGACGGTTCCGTGCAGCGGCATGTGGGCGTATCGTTCCGCTTTGAGGTGCCGATGATGGCCCCGTGCTTGGATTACGGCGTTCCCGCGACGATCGACCCGCCGTCCTTCCCGCCCTGTTGCCGTGAGATCGAACTCCGCAACACGGGCGAATGGATACAATACCGCTACGTGACCACCGACACATGGATCGATCTGATCAGCATCGAAGACATAACGGGACCTGCTGGTCCAGAAGGCCCACAGGGGCCGCAGGGCGTACCGGGCACCGCCGCGACCATTGCGGCGGGCACTACCACGACGGGCGCACCGGGCAGCAATGCGGCGGTGGTCAATTCGGGCACGTCTTCGGCGGCGGTTTTTGATTTTACGATCCCGCGCGGGGACGTTGGGCCACAAGGGCCGCAGGGCGATCCAGGGCCTTTGGTGCCGCTCTGCGACATCCTCACGGTCGGAAATACGGCGTGCACGGACATCGACATGAGCCAAAACGACCTGACCAACGTCGGCAGCATCGATTTCGACACCACGCCTGCCAACGCTGGCGCCGTCGCTCGGCTGAAATGGAACGATACGGACGGCACGCTCGATTTAGGCCTGAAAGGCGGCAACGTGACGTTGCAGGTAGGCGAGGAAGTGGTGGCCCGTGTGGTGAACAAAACAGGCGGCAACCTTACGGAAGCGGGCTATGCGGTGGTTCGGGTTGACGATGCACAGGGCCAACGGCTGGCGGTGGATTTTGCCCAAGCCGACACCGCCGCCAACGCACGGGGCACTCTCGGCGTGGTTACGGAAAACATCGCCGTCAACCAGGAAGGCTTCATTACGCTGGTCGGTCAGGTGCGCGAGATCGACACGACGGGCGCATTGCAAGGCGAAACGTGGGCCGACGGTGACGAACTGTGGCTATCGCCCACCGTCGCTGGGGGCCTCACCAATATTCGCCCAACGGCTCCGTTATTCAAGGTGTCGATCGGCTATGTTGAATACGCCCACCAAAACCACGGCAAGATTTACGTTCGTGTCGGGGAGGCTATCGGCTTCGACGATTTGCACAATATGAACGAAACAGGCGCCGAGGCGACAGGGCAGGTTATGACGTGGCAGGCTGGCGGTTACGGTGAATTTGCAGCGCTGCCGAATGCCGAAAGGATCTACCTCAACAGCACGCCTGTGGTGGTGACGGGCACACTGGTGCAGACAATCGCGCAGGTCATTTACATACCCGCCAACACCTTTGCACCGGGCGATTTTATCGAGTGCACGTGGCGAATGTCCAAGACGACGAATTTGGCCAACGTCGGGGCACGCATAAATATCAACACGGCTTTGACAACGGTCGGAATGCAGTTGATCGCGTCCGTCACCTTTCAAACGGCCTCCACGTTTTACCAATACCAGCGGTCGCTCAACATTATTTCAAACACCAACACCCAGATGATCGTCAACAACACGAACGTGACGACCGACTTCGGTCAAAACGCGTTGATAACGACGTTGAGCATCAACTGGGCGGTCGACCAATACATCTGGACTTTGATAGTGCCGCAAAATGTCGGCGATATTACGACATCCAATATCTTAATGCTCAAACGCTCCCGCCCATGACCTCGATCCCTTTCGGCGAAAACGGCGTGCCTATCGACCCGCCAAACCCTCCCCGTCCGCTGCTCTTCACGGGCGATGCCCTTTGGGCGTTCGATAGCATGGACGAGTTTGCCAACTGGCTGGCCGAAAACCAGCCGATACCGCCGCCCCCTGAAACGATCGAAGAATGACAAACCTTGCTGACTTTATGGATGACTTGGACAATGTACTTCAACAGGGCGTCCAAGATCTGATAGCGGAATTGAACGCCCAGGGGCACCAGAACACGGGGCAACTGGCCCAATCCATGAAGGTGGACATCCGCTTGGAAGGCACGACCGTGGTCGGCGAAATTTCGGCCGAAAACTACCTCGAATACGTCAACCGCCGAACCAAACACAGTTTCATAAGCCGTGCGCAGATCGCGGGCTTGACGGCCTATTTTCAGAGCAAGGGACTATCGGGCAAAGACCTGCAAGGCGCCGTTTGGGGAACCGCCCGCAAGCAAGTTGAGATCGGCTCACCGTTGCCCGGGTCGTTTCGCTTTTCCAACAACGGGCGCCGCACGGCGGCAATTGAGATGGTATTCGGTAACTTTGCCCAAACCATCGAGCAGCAGCTGGGCGGCCAACTTGAACAGCAGATAAACGAAGACTTCACCCGCATCTTTCAAAATCCATAACCATGAGTCAGGTAGTTTTTTTCCGAGTTGAGGCGACGGGCGTTGCCGATCTGGTCGATCAGTTGGGCCTTCTCCGTCGCGAGGCAAAGCAGCTGCAAGCTGACATGAGCAAAGCGACAGATCCGACCGAGTACCTTCGGTTGAACCGTGCTTTGGAGCAAAACCGATCGAACCAAAAGGAGATCACGGCGGCCATTCGGGAAAACACCAAGGCCTCCAAGGATGCGGCAACTATTCAAGTGGGATCCTATCGCGCGCTCGACAAAGAGCTGGCGAACCTTCGCAAGTCATACAAAGAGCTGGGGCAGGCCGAGCGCGAAGGCGTAGCTGGCAAAGAGACGTTGAAGCGCATTCAGGTATTGGATACGCAAATGAAGCAGTTGGACGCGACGATGGGACAGTTTCAGCGGAACGTCGGCAATTATCCTGGGGGCGATTTTGGCGCATCTTTCAAAAACTTGATCGGCCAAGCAGGCGGCCCGCTGGGAAGTTTTGTCGGGCAGGTCGAAGGGCTTGCTGGTCCGTTGGGCGGCATGGCTTCGAGCTTGGGATTTGCGGGCGCTGCTGCTGGCGCTGCCGCTGGGGCCATTGCTGGCGTGGGCGTTGTGGCCGCCGCTGGTGTCGCCAAAGCAATGGAGTTTGAAACGGCCTTTGCACAATTGTCGGCCACGCTGGGTGTGTCGGGCGATGAGGCGGACGCCCTCAAACAGCGAATTACCGAACTGCAAACCATTACCGTCAAAGACGGCGCGACAATCGTATCGACGTCGGCCCAAATTGCTGACGCGTTGACCGTGGTCGGCTCCGCAGCTCCACAGCTGCTAAAAAACCAAGACGCATTGCAGGCCGTCACCAAAGAGGTGATCGTATTTTCCAAGTCGGCGGGCACGGATCTGGCCGAATCCGCGCGCGTGGTGACGGGTGCCATCAACTTGTTCGGATTGGAGGCATCCGAGGCATCGCGCGTTATCAACGTGTTGGCGGCTGGTGAAAAGGAAGGGTCCGCCACTACATTGGAAGCGGCGGCGGCATTGGAAACTGCAGGTGGCGCGGCTCGTTTAACGGGCGTATCAATTGAGCAGACCACGGCCGCTATTCAATTGTTGGCCAAGGATAGCATTAAGGGGAGCGAGGCAGGCACAGCCCTTCGCAATGTGTTGTTGACATTCGCCACGGCTTCCGAACTTTCCGCTGGTGCGCAGGAGGCCCTCGGCAAATCTTTGGCAGGCACGGGCAAGGATATTACCTTCTTCCAAGACAAAAATGTGTCGCTGGTAGATAAGCTCAACCAGCTGAAAAGTATTAGCAGCGACACGGCAGCGATGACCGCAATTTTTGGAAAGGAAAATATCAACGCCGCCATATCGCTGACCAAATACGCCGATGAATTTCCGAACTTGACTGCCGCGATTACCAAGACGGAAACGGCATACGATCAAGCAGGCGTCAAGCAGCAGACCTTTCAAGCAAAACTCGAAAACCTTACCAACAGCGTCACCAACCTGTTGACAAAGATTGGCGAGGCATTGCTGCCCGTGCTTTCCTATATGGCCGATTATTTCATGGCCATTGTCGGAGCGGCCACGCAGGTCGGCACGGCTATCGGCGACGTTGTTGAGGAGGTCGGCAGCATGATCGGGGAAACGGATTTGCTCGGAAAGATTTTGAAGGGCGTCGGGGACCTATTTATTTTCATAGCCACCGTCCCGATCAAAGCATTGCGGTTGTCGATTTTGAACGTCGGCGCGGTTCTTTCTGGTCTTGGCGACGTTGTTTCGGGCATTCCCCAGTATATCCGCGAAATGGCCGAAAATTCCATTGCACGGCTGCAAATTTTCACGTTGAAGGCCAAAGGCTTGTTCCAAGACGCGTCTAATTTCATATCGCTGGGTTTTGCGAGCGGTGGTGAAGAGTATTACGCACAAGCGGATGCTCTATATAACGACCTGCAAAAGCGGACGGCGGACCAAAAAGGCCTGTTTGAAATGTTTGGAGCAGGCTACATGGACTTTATCAACAAGGCCACCGAGAAAGACAAAGCGAGGCAGGCGGCAGCGGATCAGGCGGTTAAGGCCGAAGAGGAGGCGTTGTTGTTGGCCGAAAAACTTAAAGCGGATGCAGAGGCAAAAAAGAAGGCGGAGGAAGCAGCAGCCGAGGCCGCCAAAAAGGCTGCCGAGGCCGCCAAAAAACGCGCCGAAATGGAGGCCCGCAACCTTCAATTTTTGCGCGAGGAGCTTAAAAAAACCGAGGAACAGCTGGCCAAATACACCGACAAAAGCCTTATCCCGACCGAGCTGCTCAACAAATACAAGAGCTTACAAGGCGAAATACAAGGCATTGAAAAGAGCTTAAAAGAGATGGCAGACGCCGAACAGCAACAGCGGATGATGGAGCTATTTGTCAAATTTCGCTTGGAAAATGAGGCGCTGGATGCTTTGGGCGATGAGTTGGAAAACCGCCCAATCGAACTTTCTGCCGAAATTAGCCCTAATTCGATCAAAAAAATCGAGGGGCAAATGATCGATCTTGCTAAAGCGTCTGGCAAAGCGGCGTACGAATCGGCAAAAGCCGTCAAAGACGCTGGCAAAAAGGACGAAAAGGCCGCCAAAGAGGACATGCAAAAGCGGCTTGAAGACGAAAAAGACCTCCGCGACCAAATTAAAGCGGCGTCTATACAGTTGGCACAAGACGCTTCCGACGCTATTTTCGAGCTGGAAGCCGAGAATGCGGAGCGCCGCCTGGAAAAGCGCCTCGAAGAAATAGATCAACAAGAAAGCGAACAGTTGGCGCTCGTGGAGGGCAACGCGATAGCCGAGCAGCAGGTACTCGAACAATTTGCCGCACAACGCGAACAATTGCAGCGTGAGGAGTTCGAGCGCAAAAAGCGGATGGACATAGCCCAAGCGATTATGAACGGCGCGTTGGGCGTCACATCGGCTCTTACACAGGTGCCCGCTGGTTTCGTTATGGCCGCCCTTGTTGCCGCCCAAACGGCTATTCAGGTCGCCACCATAGCCGCCCAACAGTTTGCGCGCGGCGGTTTGATCGAGGGCGATATGACACCGAAGGCCGAGCACGGTATTTTCGTCGGCCCATCCCACTCTGGCGGCGGCATCAACACCCGTTTGTCGGGGCGCCGTGTCAACGTGGAAGGTGGCGAGTACTTTGAGCGCCTCCGCAACGGTTCGACGGTAGTTATCAACAAGCGCTCCACGTCGCGGTTCCGCGATGCGCTGCTCGGGCAGGCGGGCCGCGATTACCCGGGCAAACTTCAAACGTTGTCGAGCA